ATATACAGACGCAAGGGAGAAGATGAATATTATATTTACTTCTCTAAAGACACTATCCGTAAAGCTGCTGAAATGTACCTTATGAAAGGCAATCAGAACAACAGCACACTAGAACACCAACACAGCCTAAACGGTTTAACGCTAGTAGAGAGTTGGCTTGTAGAAGATGAAACACACGACAAGTCTAGGAAGTATGGCTTAAACGTACCTGTGGGTACTTGGATGGGTGTGGTCAAAGTAAACAACGATGAAGTTTGGAATGACTATGTAAAAACAGGCAAAGTAAAAGGTTTCTCAATAGAAGGCTATTTCATTGACAAAATGGAAAGACCTAAAGAACCTATAAACGACTTTGAAGAAGAAGAAGCAGAGGAGATGCTATCTTATATACGTAGAATTGTAAGAGATGACAAACGTTATAAAGACGGTAAGAAAGAAGAACTAGAAAGCTATTCAGACTATCCAGATGCCGTAAAGAATAACGCACAAAGAGGTATAGACCTAAACAAAGAAGTAAACAACAAGTGCGCAACTGACGTAGGTAAGATACGAGCGCAACAATTAGCACAGGGCAAACCTATTAGCGAAAACACTATTAAACGTATGTACTCTTATTTAAGTAGAGCAGAGGAGTATTACGATGAAGGAGATACTAAAGCGTGTGGTACTATATCCTACTTGTTGTGGGGTGGTAAAGCTGCCAAAAGATGGTCAGAAAGCAAACTAAAAGAATTAGGCTTGTTAGAGTTGAGCGAAGTAGTAAGCGACACTATGGCTATTATAGACAATAGACTAGCATACTCCACTAAAGAACTAGCAATAAAAGCAGCACAGGATATAGGTTGTGAGAGTTACCACGAACACGAGTATGAGGGCAAGACTTGGTTTATGCCTTGTGAGCAGCACCAACTTAAAGCACCTTGTCAAGAGGGCTATGAGCAATACGGAATGAAAATGAAGAACGGCAAATTAGTGCCAAATTGTATACCAATAAAATAAACAAAATGAGCAAAAAGAGTATAAGCAAGATGCTATTTAGCAACCAAGAACCACAAAAGATTGAATTAGCTTTAGTAGATGATATTAGAGCAGAGTTGGCACAAGCAAACAAGGGTGCGATGAAAGGTATTGATATGATTGAAGCTGCCAAAAGACCTTTAGAAACTTCTTTAAGAGATAATAAGGAACTACTTAAAAAACTAGGTAAAACCAAAAAAAGTGCAATTGAATTAGGCGCATTAGATATTTTAAAAGAGTTGCAAAAATATGAAAGTCAAGTAGATGAAAATATAAAATCCATTGACAAAATACTTGCATCAATATAATGCCTAAACAAATACAAATAGGTAAGATTGAGAAGCCTAAAGTAAGGCGCAAGGGTGTACACGCTAAAACTAAAATGTCAAGTATAAAGGGCAGTAAGAACTATAAAAAAAAATATAAAGGACAAGGCAAATGTTAAATAGATTTTTGACACCATCAAAGACAAGTCCCAAAAGCAGTAAACGTGGGTGTTTATGTGCTGACAAAGACACTTACAGTACTAAATGCTGTAAAGGTAAATTGATAAATCAAGGAATAGGAAAAATATAAATTATGAAAAAAACAATGAGCAAGATTGCTCAAATAAATAAAGAAGAACTATCTGCTCAAAAGGTGGAACTTGGTATTTTTGATGATATTGAAAAGCTAAAAGACAAAGCACTAACAGCGAGTAAACGTGCAGAAAAAAGTGTTTTAAATGCTTTATCTGATTTTGCCGATAGTACAGCAGCTTTAGAACAAGCAATAAAAATAACAGAAGATGGTAAGCAAAAAGCTAAAGAACTTGGTGCTGACGAACTTGTAAAACGTGCTGACACTATTAAAGGACAGTTTGAAAGAATTTTAAAGATGCACCGAAAAAATATATCTGACTTACGAAGTGTAAGAAGTAATATATAAAAATGTAAAATAAGTTAAATAAATAGTTATAGTTATATGAAAGCAACCGAAATGTTAAATAAGATTAAAACCTTTCTTGGAGAAGAAGCTACTGACATTGTGAATGATGTTGAAGCACAAGAGAAGGTAGAACTAGCAACTGCAAAGCTAGACAACGGTACTGTATTAGAAGCAGAAGCGTTTGAAGCAGGAAACGAAATATTTATAGTTACCGAAGATGACAAAGTAGCACTGCCTGTTGGCGATTATACTATGGAAGACGGTAAGATGCTAGTAGTAGCAGAAGAAGGCATTATTGCTGAAATCAAAGACCTAGACGAAGAAGCTGAAGTAGAAGCTGAAGAAGATAAAGAAGAAATGGGCTATGTTACTAAAGAAGAACTAGCAGAAGCAGTATCTGAAATCAAAGCTATGATTGAGGATATGAAGAAAGAAGAAATGAGCGAAGAAGCAGAAGTAGAATTATCAGAGGAATTACCGAAAGAAGTAAAAGAGGAATTGTCTGAACCTGCTGCCGAGCCTATTGCTCATAACCCTGAACAAAAAAATAACAATATTGGTGTAAAGTTTGCACAAAACAGAAAGCAAACAACACTCGATAAAGTAATGTCTAAAATTAACAATTAAAATTAAATAAAATGCCAAACCCAACTATTACAAGTTCAAGTTACGCAGGAGAGTTTGCAGGAAAATATCTTGCTGCTGCACTTTTGTCTGCTGATACACTAGATAGCGGAACTGTTACTATTTTACCTAACGTAAAGTATAAAGCTGCTATGAAAGTAGGTTCTTTTGCAAATCTTGTCCGCTCTGCTGACTGTGATTTTGACGATAGCACCTCTACAATGACACTAACCGAGAAAGTACTTACTCCTGCTGAATTGCAAGTAAACTTACAAATCTGTAAGAAAGAATTACACGCAGATTGGGAAGCTGCTCAAATGGGCTTTAGTGCTTTTGATGAATTGCCACCTTTATTCTCTGACTTCGTTATCGCACAGGTAGCTGCTGAAGTTGCTAATGCAACTGAAACTTCTATTTGGTCAGGTAGCACAGGAGAAGGTTCTTTTGATGGTTTTGATACTCTATTAACTGCTGACGGTGGTGCTGATGTAACTGCTGCTTCTGTTGATAGTACAAACGTAATTTTACAATTAGGTGCTATTGTAGATGCTATTCCTTCTACTGTTTACGGAAAAGAAGACCTAAACCTTTATGTATCTTCAAACATTGCTAGAGCGTATGTACGTGCTTTAGGTGGATTTGTTGCTACTATTGGTGGTGCAGGTACAGATAACAAAGGTTCACAATGGTACAACGGTGGTCAGCTTTCTTTTGAGGGTATCAACATTGTTGTAGCTAAAGGACTTGCTGATAACACAGCGATTGCAGCACAGAAATCTAACCTATTCTTTGGTACAGGTCTATTAGATGACCGTAACGAAGTTAAAGTTATTGATATGGCTGACCTAGATGGTTCACAAAACGTAAGAGTTGTGATGCGTTACACAGCAGGTGTACAATACGGAGTAAGAGGCGATATCGTTCTCTACTCATAATTTTAACTAACATAGAAAGGGTGGGTTAGGTATATCCTACCTGCCCTTTTTTAATAAATAAATAAATATGAGTTGTGCAATAACAAAAGGTAGAGGTATAGGCTGTAAGGCAGCTTATGCAGGTATCAAAAATGTATATATACTTGATTATAGCGCAGCGATTGCAGCGTTAAGCCCTTCGTCAGGAACGGTAACATTACCATCAGATGGAAGTGCTGAATTTTTCAAGTTTGAGGTAAAAGGTGGTCAAACATCTTTAGAGACAAGCGTAACATCAAGCAGAGAAAACGGAACTACTTTTTATGAAAGTACTCTAAATATTACTTTTCAAAACCTAGATGTTGAAACACAAGAGGAGATAAAACTCTTAAACAGAGGCAGAGCGCACTATGTTGTTGAACTATATCCTGACGGTACAGGTACTACAAAGTACTTACTAGTAGGAAAGGACAACGGTGCAGAGGTTACAGGTGGTACTATTGTAACAGGAGCAGCAGCAGGGGATTTACAAGGGTTTACACTTACAGCGACAGCTAGTGAGGTTAATCCGCCATTCTTCTCAACTGTGCCTGATGTAGATGCTACAACTATTACTCCTGCTTAATATATTTTTTATATATTTGCGTAGAGTATAAGTTTTTTTTGATTATGATTATTAGGGGGGTGCAATAGCACTCCTCTTTTTTTATTACAAATTCTCACTTTTTATCGTTATACTTATATGAAGATTGTATCAGTATCGCAAACACAAACATTTAAGTATATACCAAGAGCGGAGTATGTTACTCAAACGCTTACATAT